CCACCAGAGCTAATGTACACGCCACAGCCGCTAACGCCACTCCAGAAATAATTCCCAGAGCCAGCTATTATGATTATGAACCAAATTGAGAGGCTGGGGTCCCAGTTAGAGTATGCCTCTAGACTTGGACTTGAGCTCAAGAACTTCTCCACCGTCAATCCACACAGCTTCATCTTCTCGCATGACTGTGAAGACTTTGACACCCCGAGGAAAGCAAAAAAGCGTGCCAACTTCTTCGTAAAAGAAAACAGCCTCATCATGCACTGCTATCATTGTGGCGTGTCTGCTGGGTTTGATAATTTCTTGAAGGGCAAGAACCCCGCGCTGCATAAAGACTATCTGATGGCGCTGTATAGTGGCCAGCGCAAGCCGAAGCCATCTACAAAGTCCGCGGATCACCTAGCAGCACTACAGGCTGAGATTAAGCCGATCGTAGTTCCGACAAAGCCGCTCACAGATGATTTGATCTTCGTCTCTACACTGCCTGAGACGCACCCAATTCGTCGATACACAGCAAGCCGTTGCATACCAGATGAATATCTATCTCGCATTGCATTTGTGAGAAACTTTCATCAATACTTCGGAGACCATGACCTGAAGCAAGACGCTGCGCGCAAGGCGAGATACAAGGACCTCAAACCAACGCCACGCCTCGTCATACCATACTACGACCAGGATGACAAGGTGTACATGGTGACTTGCAGGGCTTTCGGTGCGGAGTTGCCGAAGTATGTCTATGTCTATGACGAGGCGCGTAGAGACACGCCAGCCATCTATGGGTTGTGGAGAACGGACACGACAAAGGACTTCTTCGTGACCGAGGGGCAGTTCGACTCCATGTTCATTGACAATTGTGTGGCGGTTGGTGGCTCGAACTTTGCCAAAAATCCATGGCTACTAGACCGCATCGACCAGGCTATCATCATTCCCGATGCGGATTGGAAGACCAACAAACATGTGAAAAAATCCCTGGAAGCTGCTGTTCGCTCTGGCTTCAGAATTGCCCCGCTGCCTGCAGGCGCTGGTAAGGATGCAAACGACATCATCAAGTCGGGGCAGATGACTGCCGAGGCACTCAATAAATATCTAGCCTCGAATGTGATGCACGGGCTTCGGGCAAGTGCTTACATGTCATTTCAAAAATAATTGGAGAATAGAACAGCATGACAAAACAGTTGATCAAAGTTGGTGCAAAGTGGTGTGGTCCTTGTAAGATGCTGGAGGCCAAAATAGATACCATTGCGGATGATGGCAGCGAGTTTGTAAAGGCAATGCGTAGCGTGGACATCGACACGCCAGAGGGTGAGCAGATAAAACGCAAGTACGGTATCAGGTCAATTCCTACCCTGTTGGTGATCAACTCAGCTGGGGACTGCATCGACCAACTGTTGCCGAATTCTACTGGACACTCGCTCACTGCAGTGAAGAACTTTATCAACCAGCACGACCCATTGGGTGTGGCCTAATATGGCTAAGGCTAGCGATAGAATCGATTCTAAGCTGCCGTGGATCTTTGATGGTGTTCCGCTAGCTGAACCGCCCGAGGGCGCTATAGGCTTCATCTATCGAGTCACAGACACGAGGACAGGAAAGAAGTACATCGGCAAGAAGCTGTTCAACTTTAGGCGCACCAAGACCATAGCAGGGAAAAAGAAAAAGGTCACCATCGCTTCCGATTGGCTCTCGTACTATGGGTCGAACAAGACCTTGCAGGAAGAAATCAAAGCTGGTGGTGTGGAGTATTTCCACAGGGAAATTATCAAGCTCTGCTACTCCAAGACCGAATGCAACTACGAGGAGACTCGATGCATCATAGAGGAACGAGCTCTGTTCCGAGATGACTACTATAACGATTGGGTGACCTTCAAGGTGACGCGAAAGCACATTGAGTCCGCTACTAAGAAGAATGAATTCTAAACAGTTGAGCTTTTATTCCACGCTTGTGGTATAATTGCTCTATGGTGATAAAGGACACAAATGACTAAAACCGAATTTAAAGACTACCTTATACGAAAATTAAGCTACTATGACATTAACGTCACTACTCTGATTGAGATTATCCTTGACTATGGCCAAGGCGAAAAAGACGATGACCCATCTGATATGGGTATCAAGCGATTGGTAGCAACTATTGACTTCGATTGGGGCGATAACGCCAGCCGAGATATCCACGATATGATCAAGCGAGTGTACCCTCATATCGAATTCCCAGAGTCTCTGGTTTAACTAGAAAGAATGAATTCTAAACAGTTGAGCTTTTATTCCACGCTTGTGGTATAATTGCTCTATGGTGATAAAGGACACAAATGACTAAAACCGAATTTAAAGACTACCTTATACGAAAATTAAGCACCAATGACATCAATGTCGCTACTCTGATTGAGATTATCCTTGACTATGGCCAAGGCGATGACCCATCTGATATGTATATCAAGCGATTGGTGGCAACTATTGACTTCCATTGGGGTACAGACACCAGCCGAGATATCCACGATATGATCAAGCGAGTGTACCCTCATATCGAATTCCCAGAGTCTCTGGTTTAACTAGAAAGAAGAAAAAATGTCTGTAGAAAATATACGCGATGTAGCAGAGCGAATTGGCAAAAAATTTGACTACTCTGCACCTGTTGAAGAATTTGTCCTTGGGCTGTGGCGCTGGGATAGTCAATATGAATTTTCTGATGATGGTCGCGTGCGCAATGCTGGTGCAGCTGTGGAGAAAACCTTGAGGGCTATCGGTAAAGAAATCAATGCTGAGCATGGCGATGGCGTGGCTGAAGATATCTACATGGATGTCATGACTGCCCGTAGTAGCAGTGGTCGTGTTCCTAAGGGCTATTTCTACACCGGGTGGTAAGAGGCGCCGGGCTCTAAGACCTGAGCTGGACTTTTTCTCTTCACTGTGTTATAATTGGTCTATGAACCAAAAGGATTTAATCAATATGAGCAATGCGCACTTCTGTCTCCCCTTGGACACGGAAATTACAGAATCAACTATAGTCGATGCATCCAAATATGATGCTCGACTCTTCAAGACCTTAGTCTTCCTCCTAGCCATGGAGGTAAAAATGATCAGCAACGCCATCGACTTTGTCATGGCTACGGAGTCTGACCTTGAAGCTTCAGAAGAGTTCAAGCGCTTATCAAAGGCTTACACGCCAGCAGCACGCCTGCTCCGAATCGCAACTGCAGTGAACACACTAAAATGAAAATCCTTGTTACACTCGCTATTCTAGCGTTCATCATAGTCTTCTGGAAGGTGTTGGTAGCAATCGTATTGGCTGTTGCTGCTATCGGGCTCGCTCTCTTCCTAATGGCGCCGCTATTTTTTGTTTTCTTCATTGCATTTGTCATCTTTGCAATACTGTCTTAATCAGGGCTAATTACCATGAAACCATTCAACAGAGACGATCTGGACACTTATCTACAATCGAACGAGATGCGATTGATTTTCTCAACTCAGGTTGATTTTTCCGAGTACATTGAGTCACTGAGCCTGGCTCGGAACCTCAGTCTATTCGATACGCTTCTATTCTATGTCGAGGTAACGGGATGTGAATATGAACAGGTTGCAAAGTTGCTTACTGATAACTTGAAAGCTAAAATTTCTGTAGACCTCGAGGAGTCGGGTGACTTTGTCACCCGCAAGGACCCTTCTGAAAGTTCGGCAATATCATTCTAATCACCATGAAAAATTCCAAACCATACAGAGAGTACGACCGTTGGGAAACCAAGGCCAAGAAGTCTGCGAATCGTGAGTATAGAGACAAGAAATCTGATCAGTTGTTGCAGTTGGCTGTAGAGCCACCTGAGCCTCGTGGGCGATTTGACCCAACTCTATATGACACTTTCCCCGAGGACTTTGACTTTCTAGACTCTGATGAGGCTTTGATGAGCGCCGACTTCAGATGAACCAAACTCCGGATGGGGTAAATAAAAGGTCCAGTGTCTAAACGGCACAATGACTCCAAGAGCAATGCTCTTTAACTATGTAAAAAGGAAAATCAATATGTCATTTACATTAGCTGACATCAAAAAAGCCAAGGGTGGACTAGAATCTATCTCAGCTGCCATGGCAAAACCAACTTATGCACGCGACGATGAGGGATTCTTCAAACTCGAGCGCGACAAGGCTGGTAACGGCGCCGCGGTAATTCGCTTCTTGCCTAAACCCAAAGAAGACGAGCTCCCATGGATTACCTACTACTCTCACGGGTTCAAGGGTCCATCAGGCCGTTGGTACATTGAGAAGTCACTGACCACTCTGGGCAAAGAAGACCCGATTGCCGAGGACAACAAACGCCTATGGGCAAGTGGAATCGAGGCTAACAAGAACATTGCTAAGGCACATAAACGCCAGCAAAAGTGGATCTCCAATATTCTCGTGGTGAGCAACCCTGCTAACCCCGCGCTTGAAGGTAAGGTTATGCCATTCCAGTATGGTAAATTTGTCTTCGATATGTTGGTAGAGGCTACGAAATCGGATGACTTGGATCCAGATAAAGTTGCATTCAACCCATTCTGTCCCCTGACTGGTGCCAATTTCAAATTGCGTATCCGCCAAGATGACCAATGGCCTTCATACGACAAGTCGGGATTCTCTGCACCTAGTGCTCTGAGTGATGACGAGGCGAAGATGGTTGAAATTCTGAATCAGATGACGCCGTTGAAGGACCACATTGCTCCAGAGAAATTCAAGTCATATGAAACTCTTGCTAAGAAATTTGCAGAGACCATGGGCTTGGAGACTGCTCGTACAGAGTCAGTCGAGTCAATGATCAATTCAATCGGTACTGCTGCCCCCGCTAGCAAGCCAGCTCCAGCTCCAGCAAAAAGTGCAGACGCACCTGAGCCAGCTAAGAGTGTAGCTGCTGCAGTTGTTGCAGAATCGGAAGATGATATTGAAAGCTACTTCAAAGGGCTTGGTAACGAGTAAACCTCGCCACTGCACTTAGTAATAGAAAAGGACCCCCGGGGGTCCTTTTTTAGTATTAGAATCCATATCGATTGGATTCTTGCCTCATCCAGGACGGCTCCTGGTTCCGAATATCAGGCCTCACTACTGTAGTGTTGTTGGTGTTTACTTGGGTGTTGGTAGTGATTGTAGCTACTTGTGGCGCTGGAGCAGCTCCAGCCTTCTCGCTGCGAATTCTCTCCTCTTCTATAGCTGTGGCTATCGCTGCCTCTTTGGCTAGGTCCTCTGCGCTTGTAGCATTTTCAACCTTCGTAGCTGTAGAGTCCACAGCCGCCACCTCGGCAAGTTTTGCAGCTTCTGCTTCGGCCTTTATGGCCATCTCCTTTTTCTCTTCCAAGTCTCTATATCCTGCCCACTTACCAGCTAGACCGAAGGTTCCAATATTTCCGAGGTCGGATGCTGCTCCAAGTAACCTTACGCCCATATCGCCTAATAGTGATGGGTCTGTGGTTTCGAGTCCAAAGCGTTTTCTGTAGTCTTCAGTATCAGTATCAGCTACAGTAAATCCCGTTGTTGCCAAAGCGCCTAGAGCGCCAAGCTTCCCAAGGCCTTTCGAGCCAAGGCCTTTTACTTTTCCGAATAGAGATTTGCCAGCCTGTCCTAGGAGCTTTCCACCCTTACGCACTGCACCCTTTATCAACTTGCCTTTGGCATATCCGAGCAACGCACCGCCTGCTGCAGCAAGTCCACCAGCTATAAGACCACCGCCACCTTCTCCCTCACCACCGCCACCTTCTCCCTCACCATCGGCGCCAGCAGAAGTGCCACTCAATCCCGGTATAGCCATGGTGCGTGTTGGTGTAGCGGAGGCAGCATCACCAGGTTCATAGTCTTCCAGGGACTTGGTATTTGACTTGATCAGCTCAGCTAAGATTGCGGCAAGGTGTGCCTCTGATGTCTTCGAGCTATCTCTTAATTCAGATATGGCCTCAATTTCCGCTATAGCAATTTCGGTCTGCTCTAGCTGCATTGGTCCTACAAAAGCCTCTGGCTGTATTGGACCTACAAAGTCATCCTGTGGCATTGGACCTACAAAGGCCTCTGGCTGCAATGGTTCCACAGCGGCCTCAGGAGGATCCTCCTGAGGCTTCTGAGGCATTGGACCTACAAAGTCATCCTGAGGCTTTGGCTTTCCGAAGCTGATAGCCACCAGCGCATCTTTATTCTGGCGCTCCATTGCCTCTAGCGTTGCCTCGGCTGTGGACTCTAGGCGAATCCCAGTGGTGCGATATAGATTATCAACACGCTCGGCTTCTTCCTGTAGCTTCTTAACCAGTGGCTCTCTGTCCTTGATGGCCTTGAAATATGCCTCGTACTCCTTGCGAGCTGCTTCTCTACCTTTTTCACCGCCACCAAGTCTCTTAATAGCTGCTTTACCAGCTTCGGTGCTGTTCAGTATAGTATTGATGTTCTCATCTCGAGTAGCTACTTCAATAGTTTTATCTGAGCCTGATATCTGCTTGATCAAGGCACCCAGCAAGCCGCCCTTCTTATCCGCATATTCTGATATGGCCTCAGCGCGACCCTTCTTGCTAAACATAGCCGTAATGGGACCAAGCTTATCCTTGAAGAATTCACCAACAGAACCCTTGGCACCCTTATCCTCGTCGGTCAAGTCTTTCTGGCGATATGATATTGATTTTTTAGAAAGCTCGATAAATTCATTAAGCGTTTTTGTGTTACTAAGAATCAGAGGCATCGCCTCCGCAACAGTCTTTTTCTGATTCCGAACCTCGTCCAGTAGGCTGGCTATCTCTGACTTGAGCTTATCTGCGGCTTTGCTGCTGGGCTCATCACCGTCAAGTCGGCTTGCTGCTTCTCTGCGGAGCTTACTAGCACTCTCCTCAGTCTTCTGTTGACGATCATCAGCAGCTTTCTCTCGCGCCTCCTGAGCCTTTTTCTCTCTAGCATCGGCAGCTGTAATGCTCTCACTGGCCTGCAGATCCAGCCCCCGCTGAATCTCTACCAACACCTCGTGAATCGCTTCAAGCGCCTTGGCATTTTGCGCCTCGGGGGTCTTCGACATGGCTACGAGGATTTTCTTAACCTCCTCGCCGAACTGATATGTACTGCGGCTCGATACATTGGCGGCGTCTGCAATCAGGCTAGCAATCTCATCTAGCTTGGTCAGCATCTCCTGACCTGTTTCTTGTGCAGGCGCTTGCTGAGCAGCTACGGCGCGATCATAGGCAGTGGGGCGGGGTGGTGTTGGTGTAGTGTCTGCCATATTAGTTATCTCTAGCTCTGTTTGTTACGCTGGTTCTTTTCTTTGATATGTAAATTCAAAAGTGCAATGTAAACTTCTCGCTCGAATGGGATCATTTCTTCCAGCTCTGCCAATGAGAATCGATTGTGGTCTAAGGTCAATTGGAAATTGGTCTTATAGTGATTACTCAGTGATTCGTGGCAGAGCGCCATTAGAAAAAATTGGACATCCCCTTCAAGGTTATACTGTGATCTTTGCGGCAGCCGAGGCACTTGAACTTGATATCTATTGCTGTAGTCGGCGTGTTGTCCAAGAACTCGATAGCCTCGTCCTTGACACTGACCGGCAGATCAACAACAAAGCTCATACGGTCTGCTTGGGTCTCTCCGCTCATATCGAGGACTTCATCGCCATCGTATACTTCTCTAATACAGAGTGATAGTGAGATGAGGTCACGATCGACCTCGCGCTCGATTGAATCAATAATCATTGCCTCTGAAACCGAGGGATGTGTAATCTTCATCCCGCGCGTTGGGGTAATCTTAACCACCAAGAATGGCTTCTGACCTTCTGGGCGATCGATGTATACGGTTTCGAGATTCACAGGGACTTTGGTCTTGACTTCTTCCTCTACGCACTTCGGAGTATTACAAGTCATCACCAGATTGGATATCTCTCCAACAGACTTGCTACGAAGCTTGGTGTACAGATACTCAAGATCATATACGGTTAGGGGCTCCTGTGGCTCGCGCAGGCAATTCTGAATCACCGCGTGGAGTGTAGATACCATGGTGTCGGAGTCTTCTGATTCCTGTGCTATTAGCAAGGACTTCTCATCACCGATTGTGTATGACTTGAACTTAGTCTTGACGCCTGTGCTCGGGATTGTCACATCGTACCATACTGGCGTGGCCTTCAGTGCCGATAATTTACTCATTGCTGTTACCTCTTCTTGCTGCTAATAATGAACTCATCTCTTTTGTCGATCCCACAAACACCGCCTGGTTCACTGTAGTGTTACCGGCTGGCTGTTGACCCTTGCCCTTATTCTTAATACGATCGACACGCTCAAGGGTCTCTACCAACTGGAGGCTCATGTCTGATGTGGCTTTTATCATATTGCTGAGCACTTCAAAATCTCTAGACTTCTCCGTAGCCTGAGCAATCTCCATCATGCTCTCTATAGCATCTTGGGATTTACCTATCATAGAGGTAATCGTGGTGATGGCTTTGGTCTCTGCGGAGTCGAGCTTCTCCACATCAGTTCCCAATAAGGCTGGGACTGGAGCCTGAGGCTCGCTCACAGTTAGGTGCCAGTCAGAGTTGCGCGGCGCTACGTCGAACACTTCATCGAGGGTAAATTTGGTTTGATCTGTCATAGTCTTTAGAATAGCTTGTTCAGCTTTGGTAGGATTGTCCCAGTATTTAAGCTCAGTGAGGCAAGTGGCTGCTGGCATTGCTGCGAGACCTTCGCCGCCTGCAATTGCGCTGGCATGGTAAAGTCTGGCGCGGTTGGCAGGTTTTGAATCACAGCCAGCGCGGAGTTGGCAACCCCCAGCGAGTCCGTAATCGACAGGATAGAGGTAGAGGCGGCAGTGGAGTAGGCAGGACCTTTAAGCGCTGGATCAAAATCACCGTTCACATCCTTAAACGCATCCAACTCGGCGGCCTTCCCTATTGTATTGCTGCGGCTATTGGCGATCTTATCCTCAAGCTCACTGAGCCAGACATCACGACTGCCGATTCTGACCTGCACATCATCACCACCAACATCCTGCCGATATGTGGCTAGTGCGTCCTCGAGAGCCACCATGCTGGCTGTGGATGCATTTACGGCAGCCTCAAGCGCTGAGAAGCTTGCCCCACCGTCGGTAACTGGTTGGCTTAGTGTCGATACCGCAGCCGCGCCGTCTACAGCAGAGTGTAGTTGTTGCATGGTCGTGTGGAGTTGAGAACCGAAGTCGCCGAAGGACCCCGCCATCGATATCGATCCGGGATTGCCACCAGCAGCGGCAGCAGAGGCAATTGGTCCCGAGAGCTGTTTAATGCTATTGCTTTGATCTCTCGCCACCGATAGTGAGTTTATAAACTCGCCAAGCGGGTCTTCACCCTGGGCAAAACTCGTGACCTGCACATCCCCCGGTAGGTTAAACCCACCGACTGTGGCTTGTGTGCGCGGTGCTGCGCCGGGACTATACTTGGCAGCGGTCGGTGCTTGGTAATTGGTAGTCTGAGCAACGGTAGCTGTAGAGTCAAACCACTTAAAGGCTAGAGTTACGCGCATGCGAGCAACCTCGCTGCTGTTGTAGTTGAATTCGACCTCGGACATACTCTTCGGCCATGCCTCACGGAGCGTTACCCTGCGAGTTGCGTTTGCCGTATTGGCGCCGTTCTCTGATCTGTCGAGTACTGTAATCTCCACATCCCGAACATACTCTCTATAGTAATTGGCTTTGCGGCTCTTGGTATTGAATACCTGCAGCATCCAGGCTTCCATAGCTGCTCTCGCGCGCATATCGCTATCGAGGATAAATGATAGCGTAATGTCGTCGTAAGTAACCGAGCCAGTGGCCATCGCGGTCTTCTCGCCGAATACGGCCAAGTCTGTTGCTGGCAGGGTGAGCCCCGGGAACTGCACGGCATCGCACATGAGTAGAAGGTCCTTACCGACACCGAAGCCTGGGATCTTAACCTCAAAGCGATTCGATGGCAGCAAGCCTCGTTGCTTCATGCTAGATATAAATGATTTGAATTCAGACATGAGAGTTATTTGCTCCTGGCGTTGGCGTTAATGTATAGATGATCTTCGGTGAGGACGAGAAACTCCAAGTCCACCTGTCGGCAATAAGCATCGGCAGCTCGCCACTTGGCTTGGTTGGTGATATAGGTAACGCACTCGTTGAGATAGGCTTTGCCATTCCTACCCTTGCGAGGTGGTATGGTCTCACGCTTGGGTTTGATCTCCACTGCGTACTTTTTAATCATCCCAGTGCGAGTACGAACCGCAATAACGAAATCGACATAATATCGATGTGGCTTAGAATCGATAGGACTGACATATGGTATGATTAGCTCCTCGCTGGCGTATTGGATAACGCTCTCGTTGGTATCGCACCAGTTCAAGAACTTAGTCTCCCAGCTACTTCTGCTAATGATATTGTTCGGATCCCCCACATACTTCTGTGGGTAGCGTGGTGTCCATCGTCTTGGTGTTGGTCTTGCCATATGAAATACTTTCTCCCTGTGGGTATTTACGCCCAGCCGTGGTGTGGTTAAATAATATTACCTGACCCATTTTAGTGTTGAAATTTTCACTTAATGCTCAAAGTGTAGGCAGGAACAGGATTGAAGTAGTTAAAGTTATACACAATGATTTTAATTACTGATGCAGTAAAACAGGAGAAATAAAAATAATAAAGGATGTTGCATGGATAATAATAAAAAAAAGCATGGTCAATTTTTCACTATTTCTAA